CATGGCCACGTTGGCGCGATTCTCTTACGATGACGGTTGTGCATGGTCTTTCATGCATCTGGGAATTTGTTGATGGCCGAGCCGCTGATTTGTTGGAACGAGAAAGTGATCCACGCAGTACTATAGAACTACTACCTGATTGGGAACGCAATTGGGGTTTGCCCGATCCATGCTTCCCGCCGCAACTTACCATTGGTCAGCGTCAGGCTTTTCTAGTCCAACGTATGACTATTCAGGGTGCCGCTAGTCGCGCGTTTTTTATTGATGTTGCAAGTCAACTTGGTTACGATATTACGATTACAGAATATCGCCCTTTTATGTGTGGGATTGATCGTTGCGGAGATAATCGCGTTTACGGTGACGGCACGTATATGCTTAATGCATGGAATCAGCCGATTCTCAATTCGAATGGTACTCCAGTTCAAAATGGCGAGCTTAGCGAATGGCCAAATTATGGGTTGTCTCCAGATACGACACGATATTATTGGACAATCCATGTTCATAAAGCGAGCTTGACTTGGTTCCGTCTTGGCAATGGTGGCGGACAAACCGGTATCGATCCACACTTGCGAATTGGCATTGCCGATGACTTGGAATGCGTGCTGCGGCGCTGGGCACCTGCACACACTTATCTGATATTTGATTACTCTGGTGAGTTGCCGAGTGATCCTTGGGCTGGAACACCTTAAGCGAGGGTTGGACCTATGAAATATCATCAGCCATATGGCGTCACTGATCCTAACGCCAGTTATATTAATGGTGATCCAAGTGTCGGGAGAATGGGGAGCATCCCGCCTGCCGAAAGCATCGAGATGGATCAACGAGAAATCGTTAATCTGATTGCGGATGCTAATTTGGCGACGCCAGATGATGGTGATCTTCATCAGTTGTCCAAAGCGGTCCAGAGCACATTGTTGATGTCGGATGATGATGCTGGCACAGTCAATCAATTTCAAGTCACAATGACGCCAGCACCGACTGCGTATTTTAAATATATGCAGGTGATTTGTAAGATTGCACATGACAATTCAGGCCCATCGACATTAAATTGTAATGCGCTTGGCCCGCAGCACATCGTTCATGTTGATGGTTCGGATTTGGGTTCTGCTGAATTGAAGGCTAACTCGATCACTTGTTTCGAGTATGATGGGATTAATTTTCAGATTGCATGGTCTACGGGTACAAGGATCGGTGGTTCAGGTGCTAATCCAGGTGCTCCGATTTATTTGACAGCACCGGCCGATTACTATGTCAACAATACAACAGGCAGCGACACGCTGTATGACGGGACCACGGCAGCCGTAGTTGCAAGCACCACGCATGGACCGTTTAAGACAATCCAGAAGGCGTGCGATCAAGTTCCAAAGTATAATCTCAATGGCTGGTACATCACGATTCACATTGCGGATGGTGCCTATGCTTCGTTCGCGGCGAGACCGATCAACGGTTCTGGCCACGTAACGATCACAGGCAACCCGGCCACGCCTGCTAACGTCACGATCACCGGTGTCGGTGCGACGGCAGCCGAGTTTGCTTTCGTCGGAGGAGTATACTATTTTGAGGGTGCCAGTGTCTCATGTAGCGGGACGCCGGGACCGGGTGATGCGCTTTGTGATATCGGTATCGCAGGCAACACGACATCAGTGTTCATCGGAGCGATGCGGTTTGGACAGTGCATATCCGCCTCGATTGCCGTTGGCCTTGGTGCCCTGATGGGCAATTGGCAGGCTGGTTGTGCTTGGACTATTGTCGGCGGCGCGTCGGGGTGGGCACCGCCGTACAACGGCGACTTCATCTTTGTCGGTGGTGCCCAAGCCTCCTATAACGCGGGCGGTGGTCCATCGATCACCATTGCCAATGCCGTGAACTTCCCAGGAGGATTTGTAGCATCTTGGAGCTTTGGCAACTGTGGTGTGCTTTATTCTGCGCTGGCTGGCGCTGCGAATGTCAGTGGTCCACGATATCTCGTGCAAGCGAATTCGCTGATCTCTTCTGGTGGCGGTGGTCCAAACTATTATCCTGGCAGTGTGGCCGGGACAGCGGTCACCGCTAACGGTGGTTATTACGTTTGATGGAGGTTTGTCATGGTCACCTTGGTCGCTACATTCGATCCTTATCATTGGTATTGGCTGGCGGATGATGGTCGCATTTTTTCCGGCAAAGATCAGGCACTAGTACCATCTAGTGATCCGGGTTACGGTAACTTTCTTAGTGCGTATCAGCCGTCGCCATGGCCACGTGACAATGTAGGCAATCAAACTGATGCGTCGCTTCAAGAAGTACTGACACCTTATGGAATTTATTGTAACAATGAATATGCAGCGCGGTCACAACTTAATCAGGCAATCGATGCCGGATTTACATCGGCTCCAACAGCTTCGGCACCGAGTGGTTTTCCCGTGATGACCGCGCAATACAACCGGACTGAAGTCAACATCGCAACCAATCGCGCACAAATAGATAATACTTATGCGACGATTTGGTTCGGTGCTGATGGTGTCGGTTATGCAGTGACCAATGCCGAAATTCTTAATGTGCTGGCGAAGGGATTATCTGATCATATGCAGGCTTGCTACACCGCCTACAATAACGCAATCAATGGATTGAAAGACGGCAAGATCACTAAGCGCGAACAGATTATCGAACTGTTCAAAGATTTCATCGCACATGAGCCAAAGCATTGGTAAGAGTCTATGGCAATCGTCAACATTACCTGCGAAAACGACGCTGATTTTTATCGGCAGTTTGCCTATCAGACTACATTAGGCGTGCCGATAGATTTGACTGGTAATACATTGCGCATGGGCATTAGAAAACATGCAGCGGATGTCGAAGAAGAATTATTATTGACGACGGAAAATGGTGCACTGGCAATTGTTGATGCGACAAATGGTATATTTACTGTTCGTATATTAAGCAGTCAATTGTTACAACAACTCGCTGTTGGTGATTACGAGCATTCGTTGATTCGCATTATTACTGTTAGTTCAGAACGCTATCGAATTTGGTCTGGTACTTTGACCAATACTGCGGGACCGAGTCGATGACTGAAAGAGTCGATATTTCCCAAGACTTAGATGTCTCGATGCTGGATAGCAGTGATCCTGTTATCGTCATCGCGGATTTCGAAGTCGAGGTTATACAAGAACTGGATCAAGGACCACCTGGCCCACCATCGACTGTACCGGGTCCAATGGGGCCTCCCGGTCCACAAGGTGGGCAAGGTAATCCCGGTTTACCCGGTAATCAAATCTATTATGGCACTACAAACCCGACGCCAGAGATCGGCATCAACGGTGACAGCTATATCAATACTACTGTGCATACGTTGTGGGGACCAAAGGCGGCTGGCTCTTGGCCAGCTACTGGTGTGTCATTAATCGGCCCACAGGGTGGGCAGGGACCGCAAGGCATCCAAGGTACCCAAGGTCCGCAAGGCATCCAAGGCGTCCAAGGCATTCCCGGCAATACCATCCTTTACGGAACTATTGATCCAGTTGCAGGTGCCGGTAATAACGGTGACTTCTTTATCAATACCACGACAAATTTTCTGTTTGGTCCTAAGACCGGTGGTGCATGGCCTGCCGGTATCTCGCTGATCGGGCCACAAGGTATCCAAGGTATCCAAGGCATCCAAGGTCTTCAAGGTCCGCAAGGTAACCAAGGTATTCAAGGTTTAACTGGCACGCGCGGCAGTCTATGGTATGTCGGTTCCGGGGCACCTGGTACTATTACCGGGCAGCTAAATAATGATCAATATCTTAACGCTAGCACAGGTGATACTTATACTCTGACATCTGGCGCATGGTCATTGACCGGCAATATCAGAGGACCGGCTGGTGGCACGACTGTTTATGTTTCTGATACAGCGCCAACGGGCGTACCTGCGTCCAGCTTATGGTGGAATAGTGCGAATGGCTTGCTCTATATCTTTTATCAGGACGTAGACAGCACGCAATGGGTATCGGCAATGCCGTTACCTGATTTGTCGGCTTATATCCAAAAGTCCGGCGACAGCATGACCGGACCATTGGTGCTTCCGGGCAATCCAACATCCGCTTTACAGGCTGCGCCGAAACAATATGTCGATGCTCGTATTACGCGAAATTGTATTTCCGGTTATCCGATTAGTTTTCCTAGTGGTACTAGTTACATGGTAGGTCAAGGCCAGTGTGCGGACAGCACCAATGTAGATATGTTTAGTCTGGCTGCCAACTTCACCAAAACCACAGCGCCATGGGCAGTCGGCAGTGGTAACGGTTCTTTGGACACTGGTGCATCGGCACCTCCAACGTCATGGTTTCATATTTACCAGATCAAGCGGCCGGATACTGGCATTCTGGATTTTACCATGTCTCAATCGCAGACTGGCCCGGCGATTGGCGGTTCTTCCAACATCCCTGCTGCTTACACGCTGTTTCGTCGTGTTGGTGCTGTTTGCTTTGTGTCTGGCGCATTTAAGGTCTATGTCCAAAACGGAGATTACTGCCAATTCAATATTCCATCTCCTGATTGGTCCAATGGAAACCTGCTCACGACGGCCCAACTGGTCAGTATCGCTGTACCAACAAATGTGCTGCTCGAGGCCGTGCTGTGGGTAGATGTCTCTGTGGCTGCGAACACCATCGCGGCCATGACGATCACATCTCCGCTCATTCCTGATCCGGGCATTGGCTCTGGTTATTTGAATGCTGGCGTCGCGGTTGGCGCAGCGGGCCAAGCGCAACGCTCATGGCAGCAAATGAACATCTTGACCAACGCTTCCAATGTCAGGGTGAGAGGCTTCCAAACCGGCACGGTTAACCTCACGACCTTGGGCTGGATCGACCATAGAGGGCGAGATCAATAGCGATGGCAATGAATTTTCCCAATGCACCGACAACCGGCCAGCTCTACCCGTCACCAGCGGTTGCTGGCTTGCCCGTATACCGTTGGGACGGGAGCGAATGGACCACGCAGGGCGTGCAGCCAAATCGGATGCCGGTCTATACCGATGGCTCGCAGGCAATGGCGGCTCAGCTTACTCTGGTCGGTGATCCGGTCAATCCAACCGATGCCGCCGACAAGCATTACATTGACGGCAGGTTTAGTGGTCTTACGCATGTTCTCGCGATCAGGGTGTTCGATGCGAGCGGTACCTACGTGCCTACGGCTGGAATGGTAAAGTGCATCGCTGAGGCAGTTGGTGGTGGTTCGGGCGGCTGTGGTCAAACCGGCAATGCCGCTTATTTAATGGTTGCTGCTGGTGGCGGCAGTGGCGCATATGCGCGGAGATTATTGACGGCTGCGCAGATTGGAGCCTCACAGCCGATTGTGATCGGTGTTGGTGGTAATGGTGGTCCGGGTGGTGCCGTCGGCGCTCCGGGTGGTGACACAACGTTCGGTGGCTCGTTACTTGTGGCCAAGGGCGCTCCAGCTCCACCATCTACTTTGGTTGGGGCCTCAGGAGGACCGCTTGCAGGTTGTGTCGGCGATGTTACTCAGGCTGGTAATCCGGGTTTTAATGGAGGCCAAGTACCCACAGGCAGCACGGTATTCTTTGGCGGCCAAGGCGCGAACAGCGTGCTCGGTGGTGGCGCTATAGCGCAGGCCATGGTCGGTACAACCGCCACTGGAAACAATGCGTTTGGTCCCGGTGGCGGCGGCGGTGGCGGTGCCATCGGTCAAGCTGGTGGTGTTGCCGGTGGTCTAGGTGGGGCCGGACGCATTATCATCACGGAATTTGGTTAGAGGGAGAGGCTGGATGTGTTGGAGCTTCTGCTCTTGGTGATGCTGGATGGGCGAATAACGTATCTGAATCCGCGTGAGATAGTCAGCGTGACCGAGGCCAAGGATGCCGACGACCCCGGTAAGCATTATACCGACAAGGTCAAGTGCGTTGTGTCAATGACCGACGGAAAAGTGTTCTCCACCGAAGAAACATGCGAGCACATCGAAGAAAGATTGCGCGAGATAGTTGAAAAACGAATCAGGGAAATGCGAAAATGAGCAAAATTGTAATATCGTCTGGCCATGGAGCCAAGATAGCCGGAGCATCCGGTTATCTGGACGAAGTCACCGAGGCGCGTCGCGTGGTCGAGGCCGTGGCTGATTTGCTGTTAAAGCATGGTATCGGCGTGCATACATTTCACGATGATATCTCGACCACGCAAAGCCAAAATCTGGAAGTAATTGTCGATTATCACAATCAACAAGATCGTGATCTTGATGTATCAGTGCACTTTAACGCCTATACCAAGACCGACAAGCCGATGGGAAGTGAGGTGCTTTATATCAACGCGGCGAATGCGGCGGCGCATGTCGTCAACGCCATCGCCTACGCTGGTTTTATCAATCGCGGTGCCAAATATCGCAGCGATCTTTATTTCTTAAACAATACTGAAGAACCCGCGATCCTGATCGAAACGTGTTTTGTCGATAGCGAAGCCGATGCGCGGCTTTATTACGATCGTTTCGATGCCGTATGCAAACTGATCGCCGCAGGCTTGACACAGGTCCTGACCGGACGCCCATTGATCCCTGATCGGACAATCCCGCCCAATCAATCCAGCATCGTTGCTACGGTCTTTGGTGGCCAATCGGATTATAACGTCAGTGCCTATGACGAGGACAAGGTACTAAACGACAGCGATCTATACATAGCCTTACCTGATCGATTTGAAGGCGAGCGGCCAGCGGTCGAAGTCTATAACCGCGCAAGCGGCGCGCATGCTGTTGCATCGATCGAGGATGTCGGGCCTTGGAACATCGATGATCCGTACTGGTTGACGGGAGACCGGCCGCAGGCAGAAACCGGTGTTGATATGACAGGCCGCACTACCAATGGTGCTGGTATCGACTTGTCGCCAGCCTTGGCCAAGCTTTTGAACATCGACGGTATGGGGGAAGTTGACTGGAAATTTGCGTAAGGGAGAAATAGCCATGGCTATCCTCATCAGTTTTCTAAACCTGTTGCTCTATCTCGCCATCATCCTGTTGATTGCCTATGCGATCCGATGGGTGATCACCGGCTTCATGGGTTGGACTATCGATGCGATGGTAATGAAGTGGGCAACCGTTGTCGTTGGGTTGATTTGCCTGATCGCGATCGTGGTTTGGATTGCAGGTGTGCTGGGTGGCGGTCCCGGCTTGCCTCACTTTTGGACCTACCACTAGCGAATCGCAGTTTGATCCACTACCGCCAGCCGAGCCACCGCCAAGATCGATTTGTAAAGGATGCTAGACAATGGGTGCCGGTCCGTGGACGTTTTACAATCCAACAAAGAAACATCTGATGGATGGTTCGATGGACTTGGATGACGACATTTTCATGATGTCACTCTATCAAAGCAGTGCCAATGGTAGCAATGCTGGTGACGTGACGATGGAAGCAATCGAAGAGATTACTGGGGAGGTTGCCAACGGAGCCGGTTACGTCACTGGTGGACAGCAACTACAAAACGTTTTATGGGAAGTCGGCTCGGTCGCTAGCGAGATGCGCTTTACTGCCGACACGGTCCAATGGACGGCTTCGGGCGGGAATATCGTCGGCATCAGATATGCTGTGATCTGGCGCAAGGGTACGATCGTTGGCACCGATCTAAATTATCTGCTTTGCTTTGCGATGGTAGACGAAAACGGGGATACGACAGTGCCTGACGGCAATCCGTTTGTTGTCGCGCCAAACGTCGGGGGAATCTTTGAACTAAACTAGGAGGTCATCTATGGCTTATGACCGTCTGGAGCTTGTCGCTGCGATCAACGAGGTCTTGGAGCAATACCAAAAGCAGCATTATGACGCTACCGGCAGTGCCTTGCATGCGCTTGATGCGCTAGGCTTTACCGCTGGCCAGATTTTTTCTTGCGCTCCCGATCTGGCGGCTAGAGTATATGGCCGCGAGCAGTTCATGGCGGCGATGGAAGCCGGTATTGTCGGACCAATGCAAACGCTAAACTAGATATTGGATGATATAGTAAAAAGATATCATCCCGATGCAGGTGACAACGAGATAGACGTTTGCGTCAACTTCCATCTCGCGCGCAAATGTCCTAAAGGCTGATCGCGTGCCGTAGCATACCGACACGATCGCAAATGCTATCAGTAATGATGTCAAGGTCATCTCCCATGGTACAATTAAAACTGATCAGTAACAATCAAGTCGTAGATGACAATATCGCCGTTGCTTGGTCACGCGCGGTGCTGCAATGGCAGGCTGTCTTGTTTTATGGAATCGCGGCTGGTGCTCAGATTTTTGCCATGACAATCGAGCGTCAGTGCGATAGGCTGCGGTAGTAGCTTTCTCCTGTTGTAAACTTGGCGTTGGGCCAGTCTCAGGTCCAACGCCTTTTTTGTGCCTGCTTGACATTGCACCGCTCGGCAAAGCACCTTTTACTATGTTGCGCTTCGCTACGCCTGCACAGCACCGCTCATCCGTTTCCCGCAAAGCTTTGCATAGCCTGCTCCGCTGGGTTCTGCGCCGCTTGGTTTAGGTTACGCAGAGCCTTGCAATTGGCGGAAGCGCTTAGCTGAGCCTGCTTTGTATTGCAGAGTCTTGGCATGCAGCACCGGGCTACGAGTGGATACGCTGGGCTGGGCTATGCCTGCTGTGCATCGCATGGAGAGACGCACTGCGCTACGCAACACGCGGCTATGTCGGGCTACGCGTTGCCTGCTCAGCTTAGCTTGGATATGCACCGCGTAATATGGAGAGCCATGCTGGGCAGTGCTCGGCCTGCTAGGCTGTGATGAGCTGTACCTGGCTTAGCTTGGCCTGCACAGCTGAGACTTGTCGGGTTTTGTCGCGTTCCGCCAAGCACCGCTTTGTCTGCTGGACTTCGATGCGCTGCGCACGTCAGAGAGTGCTGAGCTACGCCTGCTCCGCCACGCTTTGCTTTGAGAGGAGCAGTTTTGCCACGCTGGGTGTCGCTAGGTTATGCACTGCCTGCTAAGCTCAGATCGGAAGGGCTGGTCAATGCATGTGATGCATAGCTCAGCCTGCTACGCTTGGCACCGAGTTGCTTGGCTGATGTCAGCTCCGCCATGATCCGCTAAGCTGAGTCTGCTTTGCTTGACTATACTCAGCGTCGCTCCACCATGCCAAGCCTGCTTTACCGTTCAGCATACAATCCAACCGCAAAACCAAATGTCAGTGCGAGCCAACTGCTGATTACAAAAGCCAACAGTGCCCACACTGACATCTGGTCTTGTGATAGCATGTAACCAGTGATCAAGCATATTGCAGAGAACAAAGCCAAGACGATAAATACATTGTTGTTTTTCATCATGGTGCTCCATTGCTTTGATCGCTTGAAGTTTAACATGCCAGCATTGCGCCGCGATGACAATCTCCGTTTCGCTTTGCACTGGATGCAGAGACGTGCAATGCATGCATCGCTATGGTCGGCTGATCATTATTCGCTATGCCATGCCTGCTGTGCCGTGTTCGCGCTCAGTTGTGGTCAGTGACGCACAGCACCGCCGGGTTAAACTGCGCTTTGTTCAGCTTCGCCTGCCATGCTAGGCATCGATTCGCTACGGCGTGTCAGGCTCCGCTTGGATTCGCTGCGCCTGCTTTGCCGGTCCAAGTTCCGCTGGCCTTCGCTTTTGGTCGCTATGCACGGACAAGATCGGCAGTGTCATGCACGGCCTGCTGAGCATTGCTTAGTACTGCTCGTCCGCGGAGCGAAGGCATCGCTTAGCCTGCTTTGCACCGCTTCGCTGAGCCAAGCATGACACCGCACCGCACCGCTTTGTGCTGATTGGCTTTACCTGCAGAGCTTTGCATCGCCCGGTTTGGCAACGCTCCGCCGAACACTGCTCAGCCTGCTTTGATCGGCACTGGCAAGCATGGCGGAGGCGTGCCTTGACAAGACACGCTCCGCACAGCTCAGCTTGGTATCGCTTAGCCTGCTGTGCTACGATTGCAGGACTACGCTCGGTTGCGCACCAAATTGCATCGCTTCGCGTTGCCTGCTCAGCTTCACTTTGCATCTTGTTGCTCTGAATGGCACGACTATGCAAAGCCTGCTAAGCACTGACGCGATGTGCAGGGAACGACGAGCAGGGTTCGGCTAAGCTCGGCGACGAGTGGCCCTGAGTTGCTCCGCTTTGCTTGCTGCGCTATGTTCAGCTCCGCTCTGCTTCACTAATCACAGCTCAGCTCGACAAAGAACTGCCGTGCCTGCCTAGTGCAAGACAATCCAGCTACGATCACAATAGCTGCAATGCATTTGCGTCATGCAGACACCGGTTCTGGTTGTCTGATAGTAAGGATAATGGAACCAGAAACAGCACCACCGTCTAAACATTGGGACGGTCCTCCTTGGTCTTTTTCCGTTTTCTGATTTTCTCTGCCTCCTTCCATATCGGTTGCAGCTCGCGCAAGCGTTCATACTGCTCCTGCATGCGCTGCAAGTCGTTAAGTGCATCCTGGAGCAGTATTTCGTATAGCGTCTTGGATTTCATGATATCGCTGATGTCGCGATAGCCACCACCTTTCTTGTTACCACGATCGATGGACAGCGAATAGAAACGCTTGGTGCCGTTGCCCATGGTGATCTTTAGGCTTACGATTAATTGCCGGATTTGATTGATCCGGTATTGCTTGCCAGCCACCCGGTTGTCCCATTCCAGTTGTTTGGCAAGGTCCGATTGTCGATGGTTTGCCGCCCACTTCTCGGCTGCCTCGGCCACGATCAGGCCTTCCGCGTTCATCAGATCAAGTAGTTCCTTTTCAATACTCATAGGTCCGATACCTCCTCGCGATTGCTAAACCGCACCAGCTTAAACTTGGTGCCGGTCTCGGCTGAGACTTCCTTGGCAATCGGCACGATTTGTTCGAGCCGCTTTTCGTCAGCCGCTATCAATGGCATGACTACGCCACCGATCATGGCGGCGCAGACACCTTCGTTACCGTCTTGGGCGTCAACTGACACGATCGCCCATAGCTGCTCGATGCGTGGCAATGTATTTTTGGGTTGCAGCCACATCGTACCGTCGGGAATAAAACCTTCGTCGTGCGCGGTCATGACTGCCGTACCTCAAAAGTTCCTTTGCCAGTACCGCCAGACATTTTACTGAATGGCCTACCGGCACCGATGCCGACTTGCCAGCCTGCACGGGCCAGGAGATTGATGATATCCTGTGCATGGAATACATCGTCATCCCACGTGATCTCAAACGTCGAAGACCATTTGACGAACATCGCCCGCGCCGCAAGATCGGTGCTGCCCATGCCAACCTTGACACGTTCAATATGCATCTGTGGTTTGCCGTCAATCTTTACCAATGGTTCGAGGTTTTCCTTGTCGAGTCCCTGTTCAACGATAAAGATGCACATCTTGGCGCGCACCATGTCCATCTC